GATTGTTCCTGATGTTTCCAACAGCAAGGGGCCATAACCACCGGAAATGAACCCTGCGCCAATGCCTGCGCCATTTGCACCCGACACGCCCGATGCGTAGCCATATAGAACCGCCTGTGGGGAGCCTGAACTGCCGCCAGTGACGCGAAATTGAGCCGTGGTAGCAGCAGCAGAAAAGACGTTGAAGGTAGCAGCAGCCGCGCCGTTGACACCAAGCCCCGTGCTGTCTACGCGCCAACGCTCAGCGCCACCCGTGCTGGCCGCAATCGTATCAGCAGCCGGAAACCAGAAGCCCGTGTTGGTGTCGCCATTGGTGGTGATGGACGGCGCTGAAACAGACCCAGCCGGGAATGCGTCAATGCCACGGTTCACCCACACGAAGCAGTCGTTGGCCGTATTGTAGGCAACCTCGATGAACATGCCGGAAACCATTTCGGATGCCGTCAGGTTGGTGAGGGTGCCGGATACGTCCTTCTTGATGGTCTTCGCACCGAGGCTGTTGACGTTCAGCGTGGCGGTGGTCGTGTTCGTGGTATTGGCGATGAAGGCAAACCGCTGGCCGTTGTAGTGCGCGGCAGGGGCTACGGAATAGGTCAGGGTCTTCGCGTCACTGGTTCCGCCTGCGGTTAAAGTGTAACTGCGCCAGTTCCATTCACGGGTGACGGCCCCCTGGAGCGCACGGCCAGCATCGTCCAGCGTGGACGGGGCTGCGGCACCGGACCACGAAGGCATGGTCCCGGTAGCGTTCGAGGCGTCTGTTTGACTGAAGGTTGCAGAGCCAAAATCAGGCATCGGGTAACTCCGAATAGGCCGCTTCACAGCGGGCGGGGAATGGGGTATGAGGTGAGGATGAAAGCCCTACAGGTCTTGCTGTTTTTAGTTGGCGGTTGCCTTGCCATCTATGCCGGGATTGACAATGGATATGCGGTTGCATTCAGCGGAATGCTGTTTGCTTTCCTTGGCTCCGTAATTGTTCCCGAAGCAGTAGCGTCCTTAACGCCCTCCAAGAAGAGCAGGGCCAGCGGAAACAAGGACGGGGTTGATGGCTTGGGCGATGACCGTCTTTAGCGGGTGCCCCTTTGGAAGTTTGGACGAATAGTCCATAAGCCTCCTGACGGCCTTATCGCGCTCTGGTCCTGTTTTGGTCAGAAGCGCGGCAGCATCCGCCGACAACTGAGAGCGATTGCGAGAAATAGCACCTCTCGTCAAAGCATCACCTAGCTTTACAGCCGCAGCAATAGGCGCTCCTAAGAGACTTGTCTGCATAAGTTGCCCATATTGCGGGCCACCCAAAAGGGGGCTTGGGAACTCAGCCTGTCCTGCCTGTGCTTCAGCAGTAACGCTGTTGCTTGTTACGCGGTTGCCTTGCGCCGCAAACAAGTCTTCTCGATTTGCCATTTTCTGCACAGTGTCAGATGCGTCAGGGCCAGCAATAGATTTTATCCGAGCAAGGTTGTTTCCGGTTGCAATAGCATCTCCCATTGCCTTGCCATCATTCTGGTTGTTCCGCACATCACCCAGCAACGTCTTGCCGCGACGAGACAACCCCTGCAACATCGCCGTCGTTTCCTCAAGCGTTAGATTGGGGTTAGCCAGTAGTGCGTCAAACGCTTCAGGCTCTATATAACTATCACCTCTGCCCAACAGCTTTTTATTGCCAAGGTCAAAAGCATTCTTGGTTTTCTCAGCGGAACTCCAGATTGTGTCAGCGGCTTTAAGCGTGTCATCCTCATGGAGCACTTCGTTGATAGTTTGCCGAATAGCTAAGAGCTTTCGACCAAGTGAAGTACGACTACCAACCTTAAACAAGTCATCGCCGGGATTTACCGTGTATTCCTTGCCAATCTTTTCAATTTCTTCACTGATCTTTTGCCTAACGTTGACAAGATCACCTGCATCACTGATGTAAGATTTTCCAGAAACGCGGGTTCTCATACCGGATCGAGGATCAATCACCACCTTGGCCCCACGCGGGTCAATTAGCATGTTTTCAATGTTATTGATAACGGCGCGGGCTTCGGTGTCATTCCCCGCTTTCAGCAACTGTTCGCCAATAGCTGTTTTGACAGGAGCGGGATTGACGGCGCGACCTTTGGCGACTTCGTAAATGCTGCCCGTTCCGGCCTTTGTTGCCTGCGTCTGAAGCTCCCTTTCAAACCGAGAAACAGAAGTACCAATTGAATTTTCCCAATCTGTCAGTGCTCGCCGACCAGACCCGTCAAGTTGTTCTGTAACAGCGTTCTTGAGAATGGCGGAACCTTCTCCAGGCTGTTTAGCAATCGTCACCGCTTGACTAAGCGGGCGTTCACCAAGGTTGAATAGCATGGCTTCATTGCCAAGCTCATCGCCACGGGCCAATGCCCTGCCAACATTGCCGCCAAAGCTGTCGTTGAGCGCATTACCAACGCGGGCCTGCGCCTTTGGAGAAATATCCGCAATCGGCGCGGATGGCTTGCCTGCCCAATTGTTGAGGCCAGCGCCAAAAAGACTACCGCCAAGACCGCCGACAAATCGGGCATATGGCTCAAACCAAGTTCCCTCAGATACTTGGCCCGCTGTCTCAGATGTGCCAGCACCAAAAATCATTGGCAGAACGCCACTCTTCACGGCCTGAACAGTTGTTTTTCCGGGGCCAGTCAGCAGGCCGGGAATCCAGTTGCCCAAAGTCCCGGCATAGTCTTCGACCGTCCCCTGTGACTGATAGTAAGGCCCCGTCACATCCTCTTGAATTTTAGCTTGAACATCACCCCCACGGCGCGGGGTTCCAACGCCCACAGCGGCGCGGGTCTGTCGCAATGCATCCATCTGCTCCGGGGTCACGCCCATCCAGCCTGCCGCCTTGTCTTCAGCAAGGGCCGGGAGTTCTGACAGGGTGTTTATAAGGCTGACCGACCCCTGCCCAATGTTGCTGACAAAGTTGCGAGCAACACCGCCGACCGTGCTACCAGCGCGTTCAGGCTGTACGGCATCCCCACCCTGCGCCCGCAGACGCCGAATTTCATTGGCAAGGATAGTGGCCGAAGCAGTATCTTTGGCCGCATCAGCCTTGAGAAGGGCGTCTTCAAGTTCTTTAAGAGTAGCCATTAATTACCCCTACTGCTGCGGCTGGGCCGGATATTTACTTAGAACGTCATCAACGGTGGTGCCGGAACCACCCGTTGCCGCAATCAGCGCCTTGATTTGAGGATCAAGGATTGATTTGCGGTTTAGTTCGCCAAGCTGCTTGCGAGCCTCTACAGCGGAAATTTCGCCATTCGCGTAGGCATTCACAATGTCGCCGCGTTGAATGTTGATCTGGGCCTTGCGTTGCAGCATTGCTGAAATGACCGCATTGCCCTCTGGAAGATTCTGAAGTTTGGGAAGGCTATTAAGAAAGCCATTGTATTCAACGTCTGACGTACTACCAGAACCGGGAGCGCGGAGGGTCGGAGCAACACGGCTAACAATAGACTGATACGCCGCGCCCGCAGATGAGAACCCAGGAAATGCCTGCGCCAAGCGGCCTGAAACAGGCCCCTGCGGTGCGACCTTCGACAATTCATCAAGTGCCTGCAAATCTTGAACAAGACCACCAGAAACATCCGCCCCCTTCTGGTAATCACTCCATGTCGTTCCTTCATTTTTCGACAATTCAGTTCTCAATTTACCGTCAGGCGGTTCGCCGTTCGGCATGACGTTAATGGTAGGAGCACCCGTGGAAATCAGTTTCGGACCAGACTTCGTGATGACAAGCGGAGCATCAGCACCAACGCCAAGCTGCTGTTTTTCTTCTGATGACGCATAGCGCCAGCCATTGCTATCATCCACTGGATCAGGGAAATACTTGTTCTTCACATAGCCCGGAATGACGGCATTCGGGAACGCCTTAGCCATAGATTGCATTTCAGGCGGAAGGCCCGCGATAGCCGCAGACTGTGCCTCTTCCTCTGCCTGCTTGGCCGCTGCTTCTTCCTCGCGCTGCTGCTGCTGGTAGTCGTATTCCTGCTTGCGCTGGTTCATGGCATAGCCAGCCACTGCCTGCCGCTGATAGTCATCAATGCCCTGCTGACCGCCCGCAATACCGCCCGTAGCCCACGCACCGGGTTTGCCAGACGCAAGGCCCATGCCCACGCCTGCGAGGTTGCCGCCAAGCCAAGACAATGCCTCGCGCTTCGGGTCATAATAATCACCCAAGAGCGACTGATAGGGGTCTGGCTGCTGCGGGGTGAACGCGCCGAGAAGCGACTTAAAGGGATTTGAATATGCCATGCCTGTTGCTCCTCAATAGAACCCTTGGCCGCCCATGCCGCCGCCACCGCCGAAGACCTTCATGGCCTGCCCTGCGTTGCCGAGGACATAGCCGCCGACTTGCTGGAACATCGAAGGCTGCGGCGTCTGCGTCTTGCCGACAGTCGTGCCGCCGTAGTTGCCACCGATGTTATTCTGATACTGGCCGAGCTTGTTGTAGGGAAGCTGCTGGTAGTAATCCCACCGCGCCGCAGCGTCATTGAGTTCCTGCTGGCCCAACTGCTGCTGCTGACCGCCGATATTCGACAGGGCATTGATGTCGGTCCAATCGTTCGCCGCAAAGGTCGGAGCCATGCTTGCCGCCTGCCCCATGCGGTCAAGGCCGCTCTGGTACTGCTGCGAGGCATACGGCGAGTAAGCCTCAGTCAGGGCGCGGGTTGCCGTGTCGGTCTGGAGGTTGGAGCCGTAGCGGCCAGAACCCATGAACTGAGAGTTCACCGAGGGCAGAACCTTGGACTGAATGTTCTGGTAGACCTGATCTGAATAAGGGTTGCTGTTGAGGTACTTGCCCGACATGAAGTCGCTGTTGACGCCTTCCGCCTGCCGCATCGAGGCGTTGCCGCCAAGCGCCCGCTGCGTACCAAGCTGCTGTGCCTGCTGCTGCGTGGGGCTGAAGCCTGCAACGGTGGAGCCAGGATAGTACTGCGGCCCCGTAGACTGATAAAGCCGCGTAGCCTCGTCCATGCCATACTTAAGGTAAGGCGTCTGCGGCCCCCACGGCTCTGACTTGGTTGTCTGTTTGGTGGTATTGTTACCGGATGAATCGCTCATGCTTAAATGTCCTTCACAAGCGTGACTGTTTTGATTTTGTAGTCGGGAAGCAAGCGGCCCCAGCCCTTACGGCCACGGTCAATCAACATGGCATTGCAGCCTTTTTCCTTCGCCCACGCTTCAATGGTTTCGAGAAAATACATCCAATTATTTAGACCACGGCCACCCGTGAGCCAAATATTGCAGTAAAGGCATCCACCGCGACGAACCAGTTCCGTGACGCAAGCCACCTGAATTTCGTTGTGGTCAAAGCCGATCCACAACTGTGCATCCTTGGCGAAAATTGCGGTCAACACGCTCTCGATTGTCGTGCCATCGGTCAACGCCGGGATGAGCAGCGGGGCGCAGTCCTTCCAGACGAGGCCGAGGTCATCAGCGAGGACACCTTGGCAGGGAATGCGTTTAGCGTTTGGCATATTCGTTAGCCCAGCACAGCGAAACGGAATGTGCGGTCCACTTGGGCGTTATTGGCATGAGTAACCACCATGCTTCCGTTGCCCATGTTGGCGTCTGTGATGTACATCGTCCCGGCAGCAAGTTCGGCTGCGGCATTGGCTGTACGGGGGTGCCACACGATGACGGACTGAGGCGACACGCGAATGTCGGTCACGGCTGTGGAAGCAGCGCCAGCCGTCAGTGTCAGTTCACCCACGACCTCTAATTTTCCCGACCTAATCTGCTGTAGGACTTCGTACATGCGCCGCGAAAACGGGTCATTCGGCGGGGGCGGAAAGTGAAGGAAGGAGCGAATAGTCATTGCCTCACCCCTTCGCGCTGGACAACATTTCCGCGACCGTCCAATTCGGCGCTTCCTTCGCTAGAACCTCAAGGCTCTTGCCAGCGGAAGCCGCCCGCCTCTCTTCCGCCGCAAGCATCGCAGTCGCCCTTGCCTTAGCGCCCGCAACGTCAGTGGCCGTGTAGGGAAATGCCGGATAGCCCTGCGCCGCCAATGCCTGACGCCAGCGGTCAAATGCGCTCGCGTTCGGCATGTCCAGCGGCGTGTCCAGCCCCGTCACCTTGTCGAGGAAGAAGTGCCAGTCATCGCTGGTGGCATCCACAAGAGTGGGGAACCACTTGAGCGCAAACGGGGCAAAGTCGCGGCGGTCTGTGTTCATTGCCATTACTTCTTGAAGGGGTCGCCGTACTTCTTCGGGTCAAACCGCTGCGGGTACGGATACGGAGTCGGTTCAGGCGGTGTGAATGCCCACGACTGCGAATACTGCGGGAACGTCCAAGCGAACTTGCCGCTACCGCTGCCATCACCGTTCGGGTCGTTCGGATCAAACGGGGGAAGTGCGGGGTCTTCGATCTGCGGGCCACCGCCGCCCATGCCGTTAGGGGGCGTTGTGCCAGACAGGTAGACAGACTGCCTGCCGGGGTCGATGGTCATCCAATTGCCGCCGCGCTTCTGCTGCCACGGCATGCCCGTAGCGGCACCAAAGAGGCCGCCGAGGCCGCTGCCGCCAGAGTTCTGAAGCGCCCACTTGATCTGCTTCGGGTCGAAGGGGTTGTACCTCATTGGGGTCTTAGCCATGTGATTGCTCCTTACCAGCCACGCTGACCGGGGCCACGGCTTCCGGGGTTGTAGCCACCGTTAATGTAGCCGCCGCCGTAGCCGTTCGTTCCGGGGCTTGCGTAACCGGGAACGCCCATGCCGCCAGCCATGCCGCCAAGAGAACGCGGCGTCCGGTTCGTGTGATCCATAAGCGTTGAAATGTCGTTGTCGAGGGCGTTGGGGGGTGACACTGCGCTAGGTGTCTGACCAGTCCACGGGCCAACTGGCTGGTCATTCCAACCATAGCGGTTGTTAATCATGCCTCGAAAGTTGGCGAGGCCACCCAGATAGTTCTGGTTGAAAACATTGGGCGTGTAGGGCGGAACATCCTCAACCGCCATCACGTTCTCAGGAACCGGATTGACGCCAGCGACAGACGCCGGGGTCGGCGTACCGAGAAGGCCGGGATTGGCAGGGCGATTGAGCGGGCCGCGTGTGACACTAGCCTGCGGGCGAACGCCAAATGCGCTGGAGTTCAGCGCAAAGCCACCGGGACGGCCAAAGGCCATGCCGCCGAACATCGTGTTGCCCGTGGTCAGGCCCGTACGGTTGCCATAGCCGCCGTTGCGGGCCGCTCCACCGCCTCCCATGCCTGCACCCATGCCGCCGCCCAGACCCCCGTTGCCGAGGCCCCCAGCGCGGCCAGAACCGCCCCTGTATGTGCTTGAACCGCTTTCAGCGTCACGTGCCGACATGCGAATTACTCCTGAGAATTAACGCCGTCCAACGGCAGAAAAGTTGAGGTCATCCACGCCGCGAGCAAAGTTCCAGAGATTGCCCGCAGGAATGGTAATCCGCGCCCTGTGATAGCGGCCATTTACCCGCGCATTGCAGATGCCATAGGCATTCACCGCGATGGGCGAGCCGTAGGTCACAGGCTCGTTGAGATGGTTGCGCTTGCCTACCGTCAGGGACGGGGAAACCGTCTGGCCTTCCACGATGGGGCGCAGGCCCTTAAGCAGCGAACGACCACCAGGCGTCAGTTGCGTGTCGCCCGTCTCGATGGTCGCGGCAAGGTTGGCTGCTGAGAAGTAGCCCTGACGGTGCAGGGTATCAAAGCCCGACAGGAGCAGACGGCCAGAACCAGCCCAGAAGCGGCTGTCCACCGGGAACGGAAGCCCGTCAACCGTGGCAGACGCCGCGTCCATGCCGTCAATGGTGTAGGTGTTCTGCGTTGCGGCAGGATAAAGCATCTCATGGGTGACGGTGGCGTGGGACCATTGCCCCGTGGGCCAGTGATAGATCGCCACTTGGTCAGGCGTACCCGGAGACGGTGCGTTAATGGACGGGAAGCCCATCACGTAAAGCTTATTGATGGGGTCAATTGCCGAGGTGACGCGATGCAGGAAGCTGGCGTCAATGTTCTCTTCAATCCAGCGGTCCACCTTCTCGACGCCAATCGGGACAATCTCCGAGCCGCCCCGGATCATGTACATGCCGTCATCGCCAAGGAAGAACGCGAAGTTCTCGAAGGCGGCAATGGAACCGTCAGCACGACAGCCGAGGAAGTTGGCAATCTTGTCGAAGCGGAACGCGGTGGGCGGGCCTTCGAACGACATGCGGGTGATGGCACGTTCTTGGAAGACGATGCCAAATTCGCCGCCGACAAAGCCCATGATTGACCCGCCGTCTGGCAAGTCCTGGTAATCCGACAGCGTGGTGGCCGAGGCTACCCAATCCGCGATATTGCCGATGGCAGACCAGCGTACGCGGTTGTTCTCCGTCGAAGTCTTGGCGAGAACACCAAATTCACGAATTGCACCCGCGAAGTATGCCGCAGGGGGCGTACCGCCAAGGGCTGCAAAGTTGGTCGAAACACCCAACTGGAACACCTGAACGGCATCGTTCCCGTTGGTCGCAATCACGTAATCGCCGTATTGGGCGAATGACCACTTGCTGTCAGCGGCTACGGCATAGGCACCGCCAACCGTGCGGGATACGTCAGACCACGACAGGCCATCCGTAGCCAGTTTATACAGCTTCGTCGCGTCACCGCAGAAGTTGAAGATGGTGCCGCTGATGGAACGAACCGAAATAGCACCCTGTACGCGGGCCGTGACGGCAGACGCAGTGTTGGTGAACCCCGGAAAGGGCCGGAAGCCGTAGGAAGACGGAATGACGTTCAATGCTTCTGAGGAAACATTGGCGAAGTCTGCACTGTCAGGGAGCCACGGGGCCAGAGGTATCATCTACCACCCCGTATTGATATTGAACGTGTCAGGCGGCAGCATCGCCGGGACGCGCAGCAGCGTGTTCGGACGGCGGCGGCGGTTCTCAGCCATCATCTCCGCGAACGCTTCACGCTCAAGAGCCGCGCAACGGGCCGCAACTTCTTCCGAGGCGAGATAGTTCAGCGCAATACGCCGCTTGGCGCTCTGGCGAATGAGTTCTTCCGCATCCTCAGTCCATGCGTTCGTGTCGCCGTCAGCCGAAAGCGTGGCAAGGCGGTACACATAGGACAGCGTGACCGTGTAAATCTGGTCAGGGATGGGATAGAGCCGGATATTCTCTTTGTAGGCCGCGAACAGCACGGGTTCAGCGATGATTGATCCGTCCTGGCAATCGTCAATGGCCTGAAAAGCAACAGCGCGCATTGGCGACCTGACGTTGCCATCAGTCACGGTGGCGGAGTCGATCTGCACGATGTTGGGAATGTCTGCGAGGTCAGCCGAGGAATAGTATTCCTGCGAGGCTACCGTGGCGAACGTGGCGGTTTTCTGGTTGAACCACCAGCCGCGCCGCTCATACAGCTTGATGCTGTCCTGAATGGCGTAATTGATCTGGGCCGTGGAGATATCGCCGTCATTTGCCAGTTCGTCAGCAATGCGGGCTCTCATGTCGGAATATGATGGCATAGGCCCTCCAGCAAAGTGGAAGGGACAGGAGCCGAAGCCCCTGCCCCATCTTCGTTAGTTGTTGTGGAAGCGAGCCGCCAACTGCGGGCGGATCGTCTTGTAGCCATACAAAACGTCAAGGCGCGTGGGGAACTTGTCGTTGCTGATGTCGTACTGGCGAACAATACGCATCGAAACGCCGTCCATCACTTCGCGGGCTGCGAAGTCCACGCCCTTCGGCATCAGAAGGTCGGCAGTCGCAAACGCGAAGGCTTCCTTCTGGAACAGCAGCGAGGTGCCGACAGCGGTCGAGGCCGTACCAGCGAAGGTAACAGCCGCGTTATCAGCAGGCGAGCCGCTGACGTTCTGGGTGGCACCCGAGGTCACGATGGCAGGCGAGATCGGGAACGAGGTGGTCGTTGCACCCGAACCAATCACGAACTGCTGAAGGACGCCCGTGGAAACCTTGGTTTCCGGGTGGACCGAGAACACGCCAGCGATGGTGATAACGTCACCCTGCGAAGGAGCCGTGGCACCCGTGTCAACCACAAGGGTCGAACCCGTCTGCGTGGCACCGTTGACCAGATAGGCACCGTTCGAACCGCCACGAGTGTGCGACGGAATCATGGTGTTTTCCATCCAGTCGAAGCCAGCAGCGCGGCCCATGTAGCCTTCCTTGAACTGCTTGGAGATCGAGGTGCTATCGTTGAACAGCGACTTGGTGTCCTTCACAACGTCAGCCATCGCGCGCGGGTCCATGAGGGCCGTGCGGTCATTCGACGGGGTGAGAGAACGCTGGAGGATGGTACGGGTATCGAGGGCAAGGTTGTAGGTTGCCGCCGAAGCACCGTTCCAAGTGGACTGCCAGACGTCCTTGTACATAGACAGGGCGTCAGCTTCGATGTTGGCCGCAAGGACCGCCATCGCCGGATCAAGGATGCGCTTGGAGAAGTCATCCAGAGACAGGGTGAGGTCAACCGAGGTGAAGTTTAGGTCAACGCCCTTCTGGGTCGCAACCTGGAGCGTCACGCTCGACTCGGTGGTGTCCTGCGTGGACAGGGTAGCACCCGTGCGCACGACATACTGGTTCGGAAGCCATATGTTCCGGGGAGGTCGCTAATCCTCCACGCGCCCTTTCGGGCAGCTTAACCTTTCGGCTAAGAGCAGGTCATCTCATGAACTGAGTTACTTCAGTCCCAACGCGCTTCCCCCCGCTTGGGGGTACGGGCTTGCGCCCTGACCGTCACACGTTCTTTGAATGAGGGCAAATTCCGTTGTTCCGCATTTTCCCAGTCTGGCAGTTCATGCACAAAATCTGAAAACCGGATGGAAAGCCTTGGCGCTTCAGCCACACGTACATGCTGTAACCGCCGTTGACTTTTGGAATTTCCTTTCGGTGCAAGTGTCCGTCATTATTGATGTGATCAATTGACAGAAACATCTTTTCGGTTTCACCGCAGCATTTGCAAATCGGCCCGCCATAAGCGGCATAAGTTTCGGATTTGAGATTGGCCATACGAACGTCTTTCTTGGCCTTTATGTCAGCCTTGTAGGCTGCAATCTCATCGTCCGTCATTCTGGCAAATCGCCGTTCGTCACTTATCTTTTGATAAATGCGATGCTTCTCCTGCAAAGCTTTAATCTGTTCAGGAGTTCCGGCCTTTTTAACACGCACCCAATACGAAGGTGGATTGGTGCGCTCACGCCAGTCTTTCGTTTTTGCTGCGCTGCAAGCCTTACAAAGCCAAGGCTTGGTGATTACCATTTTGTCGCGCGGTTTTTGTTCACCGCATCTCTTGCACGTATTCAAAGCTTCGCTCGGTGTTGCCATGTCATTCTCAGGCTGTGATACTCTGAATATCTCTACCTGAGACGCTTACGGTGTCCACCGAATTCACGTCGTTCTTCACAGCCGCATCACTGCGGCAGGCCGCCTAATTAACGGATTTTGAGGCTGTCACCGATGCGAGCACCGGACTTCGCAAACGAATCGTCATATTCCCTGACGATGTTACCAACGAAGTTCAACTTCTGGTGGAGCACCCTAAGGGCTTCACGCGTGACGGCTGTGGGCGTGAGGATCGTATTCGGCATGTGTGATTTCTTTCTTAGAGACGGGCCACTTCACAGTGGTCCCAGGGTTTCGATTGATTAGCGGTTGCGCTGCCGCTGCTTGGCAAGGCTGCTTTCCCGCCATTTCAGCCATTCATCGGCTGAGAGTTTATCGGGATTGCTTGGACCCGTTCGCGTCTTGCCCGTTGCCACTGTGGGAACAGGTTTCGCTTGTGGGGCCGCCTGCTTCAGTGAGGCGTTCTGCTTCCGCAGGGTTTCGTAGCCGATCCGTGCGAGGTTCAGCGTTTGGATCATCAGAGGGTGGGACGTATTCGAGAGTTCCTCGTTGGTAAATCCCAACTCCATGCCAAACTTGGTCAGATTTGCTCGCTTGTCGGCGTCAAATTTGCCATCCCAGCCAATGTCAGGCTTGGGACTGTTGAGATGCTGGACTGCACGCTCAAGGGAGATTGCACGTTCGTGTTCTACCTTGGAGTTCAGTTCGCTTCTGCGGCCCTCAACGTGGCCGGAAAGACGGTCGTGGAAGTCTTTCAACTGCGTGTATTCAGCCTGCATGACAGCGTGCTGCTGCATGTCCTGCTGTGCCAGTGCGGCCCAATTAACGCCCTGGAACTGTTCGAGACGCTGGCGAACGGTGAGCAACTGCGCTTCCTCTTGGAAAAGCTGCTGCTTCGTTTCTGCTTCCCACTGCGTTGCTTGGCGTTCCACCTCTAGGGCTTTGCGCTGCTCGGCTAGGGCCTGCGTCTTCTGGGTGTAGTCGGCCTGCATCATTATGCGGGCCTTGAGCTTCTCGGCAAGGGTCTTGGGAACCCTTATCGGGTCGCCGTCAATGTCAAGTTCCTCGTCATCTTCGAGGCCCTCACCGTCCAAGTCTGCTTCGTCTGCAAACTCGTCGGCAAGAGCCTCGTTTTCATCGACTTCCGGTGCCTCCGCTTCAGGTGCTTCGGCAATCAGATTAGTCGTGTCATCATTTTCCATCGGGAGTGCTTTCGCTTGCTCACAGGGACAGCACCGCTTCACAGCGGGGCATTCGGGGGTTATTCCCCGAATAGGGTTGCCTAGATAGGCGGATTGATAATCTTCAGGCCAAGTCGGCCCATCGCGACGAATGGCTCCTGAGCAGAACCATCAGACCGCGAAAGGACGCCCGTGATCTGCGCCAGCGTGTAAGGCAGACCAGCCTGCTGGCAGAAACCGTAGACCGCAGCAGCATCACCGGGATAGATGTCGGAAGCCACCCAGTCGCCGTCTTCGTCCAGCGTCCATGTCGTGGAAGGGGCGAGGGCGACGAACTCGGATGGGATGTAGCCGCTGCTGATGTAGTGCGTAACGGGCTCGTTGCCGGATGCCGAGAGCGGCGTAGTCCACATACCGACACCACCGGGGCCGAATGCGGCTGCGATGGCGCGGGCTGTCGGAGCGTCTGCGGCGGTGACGATGAGCGTTGAAAAGGTGTCGGCCATCAGTATGCTCCCGTCTTTCCGTTGACGGAGATCGGCCATTTTGCCTTCCTCCATGTATTGTCGCGCTGGATCGGCGGGCGTGTCAGTGCTTCATGAAGGCTTTCGCCCTTCTCTCGTCTTGACTTAACCGTCTTGGCTGAAATTCCAAACTGTCTGCACATTTCAGGAAACGTCATGCGCTTATCGTTTTTATCAAGCCGCACTAAACACTCTGCTATTGAAAGACCCTGCGCGATCCAGTAGTGCATACGGCGTGGGTGAATGCCTAACTCTTTAGCCCATTCCTCGCGGGTAAGACTGCGCCCATTGTGCATATAAGTGGCGCGCATTTCCCGCACTTCTGGACCAAGAGCAACAGCTTCTTCCAGCGACTTCTTTTGTGTCAGAACGCGGTTATGAAGAACTTTGGCGTCCCATCCCAAGTCTTCCGCAATTTCTACAAGACTGCGCTTCTCACCTTTCCAGTCGTATTTTGCTCGGCGTCTACGCGCCCTTTCAGAGTTTGCTTTCCTGACTTCATTTGTATGCTTTACGCCAATAGCAGAGCCAGCCGTCTGCGCTACATTAAACTGCGGTCTAAGACCGTCTATTAGTAGTTGCTCATAAAAAAGAACCAAGTCCTTTTCACATTGGACAAGAAGGGAAAATGAAAACGCATCCTCGCCGTATTTTGCCCACGCATTCTGAAGGTACCGATTGTGATGGTTCCCAGCGCGCAATTGAACTAGGTGCAGTGTCTTACGTCGCCGAAAATTGACGGCGCTGCCGATGTACTGGCGGCCAGACAGAACGTGCCGAATTTCATAAACTCCGCTCACGTTCATATCGTTATCCCCGTCTTTGCAGCCATCCACTTTTCCATAGCAGATATTTGCGCGTCGGTAGAGGCCGCTCCCCTGATTACCAGACCATAAATGCGTCCGTTGTAGGGGAGCGTGGTGCCGCCACGGCGACCGATGTAGAGCGGCCAGTTGCCGAAATTGCCTGTCCCTGCGCCAGTGCCGCTGTCTATATTTGTTGCCTGATTGACCACACCATTAATGCGCGGCGTCAGTTTTGCGTTGAGGTTTGCTCCAGCCAAGTCGTACACGAGAGTGACTATGTTTGAGATTGGTGCCGTGTACGTGGCCGGAGTTGACTGCGCGTAGTTAGTTGCCGCAGAGTTTCCATGCAAACGGGTTTGCCATGCCGGGCTGCTTGGATTGAACAGAGCGAATGTTCCGTTGTTTGTATCAACGCTAGCGCTCAACTCGGCCACAGTTCCATATGCCGCATCACTCAGCTTCCTGACCCCAGCGAACACGCTCATCTTGTCCGTGGCGCTGAAGTCGATAGCAGACGTTGCCATACTATCGTCAGTGCCATCTGCGCTGAGATATAACGGGAAGCCAGAGGTGTCGTAGTCCGTAGCCGCTGCAACGCGCTGGTAGGCGGGGATGCCTACGCCATCGTTGGTGACGCGCATATCCGCACGCACGCAGAGACACGCTTCTGTTCCAACCGCCGCATAAGAGGGCAAAACACCATCGCTTGCCGTCTGCGCCAAGATTACCCAAAGCTGATCGGCGTTACCAGTGAACGTCACGGTGCAGTCATACGTTCCAGCCGAAACAGGGGCGATTGACGAACCAATTACCCTGACGCCGCCCGTTGTCCCAACAACGCCGGATGAAATGTTGAAGTTTGCGTAAAATCCTCCACTTGATCCTGCAATCTGGATAAAATCACTGTTCACTCTCGTCACCCGAACAGTGGCTGTGCAAGCTGTACTGGCAGGCGCGGTGCTTCCGGGGTTGATTATGCCGTGGCGATTTGTCGTTGCTGTCGCAGTCACGGTTTTTACCGAAACTGTCGAACCAATGGTTGACCACAAAGTCGGGTCTTCCGAGTACGTCAGCAGGTTCACCCTAGCACTCAGCACGGGGCGGGAGGCGGAGGTGGCCTGAGAGGCGTGGTTGCCTGCAAGTTCACGGACGGAGATGTTTGTGATTGTGGCCTGACCAGCAGCGCCGCCCCACGGGGCAAAAGTCATAGTCCCAGTGGTTGCCCCCGGAATAAGAAGGGCTGAGTATGTTCCGTTTGCCGTTACTTGGTTCAGCGTACCGTTGCTAAGGCGAACGTAGAACGTATCTCCAGAAAGGTCAGATACCGTGAACGTGACGCGGTATGATTTAACAGTGCTTAAAGTGGTGGAAAGGGTAAAAGTTGCCTGACCTGTTGACGAACCGTTTCTGGTGACTGAGGTTGTGCCAACAGCCCATGTTCCGCTGCCCGCACCTACATATGGCGCAGGAACCAACTCAGCCCCCAGCGCCAGCCCCTTGCTCTTGTCGAGTATCAGGCCAACAGGCTGCTCAACCGCCGTGACAGGCGTGGTCCCTGCGCTGTCTTGGAACATCGTGCTGAAGTCGCTCGGGTCGTACCACGCGCCCTGCTCGCCCGCGCTGAACAGCGAGGACGGCGAAAACAGCGCCGTGCTACCCATCAATGCGGCAAACAGGACCGGATCAAACATCAGCTGCGGACCATTTCCAGTTCAACAGTGAACACTTCCGCACTCGCCGGGGTATACGCACCGCGAGCCTCAAGCAGGCCGAAGCAGCTTCCAATGTCATAGTTCAACTCAGAACCAGACGAAGGTGCACCAACGCCCTGAGCGCCGTCCGTGAATGCCTTGTCCAGGGTGATGTCAATCGACCCGACATAGTTGGCGACATTGTTCGTGGACCACACGCCGTTGTCACCGTTCGCACAGGTGATGGACGCCGACTCATAAATATGCAGCCGGAACGACGCCGAAGTCACAGACGTTCCCGACTTCTTGATGCGGGCGCGGCGGATCATCGAGCCACGGTTTTCCGGGCGAATGACAAAAGTCATGGGAATGACGCTGCCTGCCGTGGTCGAGTTCGCCACAAGGTCGCCGGAAGCATACGCAGTGGTGTCAGCGGGGCGCGTGAAGCTCGCCGCCGCAATCGAAATGAAGGACATTGGGATAACTCCTGATTAGATCGGGGGCATCACAGGCGGAAGCGGTGCCATCAAAGCCTGTTCGGCCTGCATGCGCTCAGTCTCAGCCCGATAAGCCTCAATTTGCATTTTCTGGCGGTCAATTTCCATGCGCTGTATTGCAATTTGCATGTCAGCCTGCGCCTTTTGAGCATCAGCCTGTGCCTTCTGCATGTCCATGCCCTGGGATTGCTTGAGCTGCTGGTTTTCCTGCTCCAACTGCTGCAACCGCTGCTGGCCTTCCTGAATTTGCTGCTGAATTTCAGCGGGAATGCCGTCATTGATCTGCTGCGGGAGCATGCTCTTGAGGCGTTCGGCAATCTCTTCGGCGTTCTGCCAATCAAGAGACTTCACCAGCAAGTCACCAATCAGCGGTGCAGCCTGCGGATAGCCACGGATCAGTTCAATCATCTGCTGCGCCTGTTCCTCGCGGCGCGTGGTGAACGAAGGTCCGGTATCAACCGCAATGTCATAGCGGCCCACACCCAAGTCATAGATGCGCTCGGCACCCTCAATCATGCCTTCCTGCTCAGGCGCTTCGCCCTCTTCCTGCTGGCCGATCTTGGCGACTTCCTCGGTGTCATCCTGGCCGATAATGCGAACGATGCGCTGGCCGCTGTACACTTTCGGAATGAGGTCAATCAGGACGCAGCCCACATGGCGAATGGAGCGGGCAAGGTTGTCGATGAAATGGAAGGTGTTGACGTCACCCTCGCGCTGGCGAGCCATGATAGCCCTGCCGGAAGTCTCGTTGCTGCGCTGCCCCAGTGAGGCATCGTACATGCCGATGATGCTTTTCATGTCATCAGACGCCGCAAGGGCCTCAGACATGGCACCCGCAGCGCCACCGCTATCAAGGGGCTGACGCATCGGGGGATTGGTCCCGCGAGCGTACTGAAGGAAAGCGTGGTTCTGAGAGTTCGCCGTCAGCCAGTTCGGATCAGCGTCAAAAGCACCTTCCTCACCGATGAACGGGACGCGGGGTGCTAGAGCGACGAGTTCCGTGGCGGTCGTGCGCCAATAGTTGAACATCCGCTGTGCGTCTTTAGCATTATGGATAAGACTGCGGAAATAGCGGCGACCCTCGACATTGAGTTCCTCACCGTACACCGGAATGATGGGCAAATACTGCCCCAGCCACTCGTTCTCTTCCAGAATTTCAGCGCCCGTCATGATGCGCTGGGTAATCTTGTAAGCCTTGGTCGTGCGGCTGTTCACAGGCACAATGCCTGCCATCTCGAAAATGTCGCGGCCCGCTTCGTATTCCTGCTTGCCGACAATCTCGCCCGACGAAAGCTGATAAATCTCGCGCTGGGTTTCCTCGCGGTGCCAGCTTTCGCAGATCAGAATATCGTCGCTGTCACGCCAAGGGGCCTTGAGGTTGTCATAGCCAAGGCTTTCCCAATCTACGGCTTCAGCGCTCTTCCACTTGGCCTTGAACTCTTCCTTGGACTTCAGTTCCGTGATCCAGCATCGGTTCCAATCGGAGCCGTCCATGCTTGTCGAATACGGATCACCGTAGACGCTGAAGGGGTTAGCGATACGTTCAATCTTGAGACACTTGTCAAAAGTATCGTCGTACTCATAGTCGATATTGACGCGGATGTAGCCCCAGCCCATCGAAACCGCGTAGTCAACCGCCGTATCATAAGCGACATCGGCCTTGGAAGTGCGCTCGATATTGCGGATAAGACCTTCCAGCACGTTCGCCGTGTCAATATCAGCCTTGTCATCGACGGGCTTTACCTTGATCTGCGGGCGATTTTGACGGCTGTCGTTGACAACCTGGCGAATGAACGCAGGCATCTTGTTAATCGTCAGGATCGGACGGCCATCAACCTCGCGCTGCTTCCTGATCTGCTCAGGCCACTGCTCGGACAGACGGGCGAACTTGAGGTCTTCCAAGGCCG